ACTTGATAGTTTTTCATAATCCCTCTTAGAACATTCTTGGTAAGGTGCTTGTTGGTAGCTACCACCATCGTGAGGCAGGAAACTAACACCACTCATCTCATCAAAGTGCTTGTAGACAAATGCCCCAACTTCAAACCATTCACTATCCTTTACACTAACTGTTACAGAAGGCTTATGCTCACACCAATGACGTTGGTACATCAACCAAGTCTCTAGCTGCTCTACCGCTGTCATATCATCACGGGTAACACACCCATCAGGTGACTTGATAGGGAAACTAAAAACTACGGTCTGGTCTGGTTTCATAACACAAGGTTCAGAAGGTACACCTTGGTCAATCATCAGTTGGGTAAGGGGGTCTTTTATGTCTCCTCGAACAGTGCGGATATAATAGTTACTATGACGGGTGTGGATACCAGATGCAGAATCCACAAGCTGAGAAACAGTACCACTGGGCTTGACACAGGTAATAGAAACGCTACGAGGGATACCAAGGCGATCAGCCCACTCTGAATTAACATTAACTGCAACGCTACGTAAACGCTCAAGGGTACTCTCCAATCCTTTGTTCTTTGTAGTCATCAATGGGTTATCCATGATACCAGTTAGCGACACTCCAAGTAGACGTTCCTCCTCTGTGTTCTTCTGCCAAATCTTCCTTAGATAAGGGAAGTTAGTATAGGTAGATTGGATTGTACCCAAAATAGTAGCCAACCGTACTTTACGCTCAAGGTCTTCAATACTGTCTGTAGCACGTACAACTACCTCCGTCAAATTACAAAATTGGTAAGGCCGTAGGATGATCTCGCTACAAGGGTTAGTACCAAACTCATAGTTAGGATCACGACGACCGTACTTAGCTGCTTGCTTCTTTGAGGCTACACGATTGAATACCCCACGTTCCCCTGATTTACTTTCTACCAATGCTGTCCACTCACGAAGGAATGTCTCTACATCTGGCTTCTCTGTGTAGCACACACTATTGTTAGCCAATGCCCGTTGACCTTGTGTCTCCCACCAATTACCAGACTTAGCATGGCGCATACGGTCATCACTAAGGTTAGACAGACTAATCATAGCACTACGGCGTACACCACCTACAACTACAACCTCACCAATCTTACACATAAGGTCGTGGCACTCAATAGACGACAACTTACGTCCTGCTGCACCCTTGAACTTATTGATAGTAAACTGGAAGAGGTCTACCAATGGCGCTGGACCTGAGGCACGACCACCAAAAGTCTTTAGTTTAGCCCCTGCTGGCCGTACCCCACTTACGTCCCACTTAGGGATTTCCCCTGCCCACAGTAGTGACAGAACTTGACGGTACGCTTTAGCCCATCCTTCCTTACTATCTTTAACAACGATGGTTGTTTCACTATTATACAGTGTATCTGGTACATCTGGTAGCTTGGATACGTACTGACGTTCTACACTAAAGCCTACACCTGTACCACACAAGAGAATGAACATAGCCTCATCGAATGACTTAGGGTCATCTACAGGTAGGTACGAGCAGTTGTACATACAAGTGTTGTCACGTTCTGCTGCTTTACCCGCTGTCATCATAGCGCGCATAGAAGGCATTACTTCTAGGGATAGGATAGCCTGTTCGATCTCTTGGATCAAACCCCAGTGTTTCGTCTTAGTATAACTGCCGTTAGTCATAACGAAAGTTGGGTCAAGCGCACCAGCTACAACACTATTAGTATAACGGGATACAGTCTCCTCAAATGTTTCTCGTCGGTTCTCCTCTGGTAGCCATCGGGCATAACGCGACAGCGCAATAAAACTTTGGTAGTCAGTAGGTAGTTGGTTGCTCATGCAAGTAGTCCTTCTTTATTTTCTGTTTTCTCTGCTGTGTAGTAAGCATTTCTGCTGTATCTTTTAATCTCTTTAACCATTTGGATAGCATCTGATTCTTCAGCACAGATACCAATAAGGTTATTCTCAGGTGCAGTAGGGAAACCTTCAATAGTCATCCATACACGATAATACCTATTCATTAAAGAACTTTCTCCTTATACTTCTCGAAATCGCTAGGGGCCATAAAATACTTTAGTACCCTCAGGTGAGAATAAACATTATCAATCTTGTTCCCTGCTGTCTCATGGACATCCTGAGTGGGGTCAAGTAGGTACTTAAGGCTGTTTTGAATCTCTTTAATAACTACTTTGTCAATCTGTTCTGGGGTGAGTTCAATCTTCACTTGCGATTTCCTTAAGCATTGTTAGTGTTTCCTTGATAGCCTTGGCAGTACCCTCATTAAAACACATGCAGATAACACGGTCCTCTAGGCAGGGTTCGCACAACTTGATCTCCCACAGGCTAGACTTACCATTGTATGTAACTTTGTAGGTTATACCAAATCTCCTAGATACACCTTAGGGTATGCCTTGTTCTTTTCGATTTTCCCGTCCTCTCGGCGTTTGATACTACCATCAGGTTGGATACACCTACCAAGGTTATTCTTATGTACCCTCTTAACAGCTTCATCAAGGTTGTAACCTACAGCGTTAGCATAGCCATATACTACATAAACGAGGTCAGCTAGTTCCTTGAGTTGAGGTTCTGTAGTATTGCGTAGGTACTCTGACCGCCACTCATCAAATTCTTCTTGGATCAATGCGGCATACAGGCAGGGCGTACCTTTTTGTTGGGTAACTTTAGAGAACTCTTTTACCATATCTGTAGGTGTCTTCTCTTTAGTCTCACGATTGTAGTAAGAGACTGTCTCTACCCAATCGTCAATCTGTTTTTGTGTCAGCATTAAGGTAGTCTCCCTTTGAATATTGTACCTGTTTCATAGTCTACAAATTTATACCAGCAGTAATTGTCTACCCCTTTAACCATCTTACCTTGGTCATTAGGGAACCAGCAGAGCCTACCAACACTCAAGACTAATTCACACTTCTTCATGTAAGGTGTCATGTACTTATTGTGTAGCATATCTGCTGGCAGTAGTAACCATGTAGGTCTTAGCTTACTTAGGTGTTCAATGCAAGGTAAAAGAACACTCTTGGTAAACGGCGGGTTACTTATGATAACATCACAATACCATGAAACACCAACTAGGTTACTTTTAGTAACTTCCGTGGCTGGTTTAACCGTACAAATTAGAACAGTGTCACGAATGTCGCTCCTCCACCTACAGGTAGCAGCATCCATAAGCAAGTCCTCTAGGTCACCATTACCATAGAAAGGCTCAGCATATGTACACCCCCGAATGTACGGGATCAGGGGTGTAACTGCATCAGGGTCTATCGTGGCATAAAAGTCCTTGTCCACCTTGGGTTTCTTTACTTCTTCACGCTTGCCCATACTCTTTCCTTAGTGATTCCATACTGATAAACTCAGGCTCATACACACCATCTTTTACGTTCTTTAGGTACACAAGACCTTGCCACCAAAGGTTATTACACGTACCTGCCCAACCACTATTGTAGTCCTGATAAACACCAGCGACAAGCCCCATGATAGTCTTACCATTAGACCCTGACCTTACAGCCCAATCTACTGTATGACTATGTGCAGCTACACAACTGGAGTAGTTCTTAGCCAAAAGGGAAGCAGCATGGTGTTCACCACCAATGGGTCGCCCCATAAGACCAGATACAAAGAAGTGAGCAAAGCTAATACCATCAAGAGTAATGATACCCGGTGTCTGTCCTTCGTAGTACACGATGTCATGGTAATATTCTTTTAGTTGTAGGTTACTATAGGAAATTCCGTAGCGTTCCCCTGCCAAATGAGGTTCATACTCTAGCACCTTCTTGATACGGTGGCAATGGTTGCCTTCGAGGAAGACTTTACGTGGTTGTTTCTTCTTGGACTGTTTAATAGGGTGCCACATCCGATCTTGAAAATCAAGCCCCGCGTTAATATCGCGCTCATAACTTGCACCATTGAAAGAAGCCTTACCCTTGTCAAAGCTGCTCAAAGAGGGCAAGTCCCAACAATCCCCCATATTGACTACAACATCAGGCTTCCGATCTTTGATAAATTGCCCCAACCAATCTGCTCTGTCATTGTTGTGATCTGGATGCGAATGTTGATCTGGTACTACTAGGTAGTTTTTACTCATAGTCACCACCTTCAATTACAATAGGATTAATACTAGACTTGAAGTGTTTAACCCAAACAAATGCTTCTTCAATAGTCTCAAAGTACCAATCAATATCCTTTACTTCACCGTCTACTTCCGCCTTAACCACTAAGTAAGCCTCCGTTTCATATGGTCCTTGCCACTCATCGGGCATATCATACTGTGTGAATGGCCCCTCTAGTACACTATGAATTATAATACTATCGCTAGATAGCGCAGAAGGGTGTACACCAATCATAGCAAGACCTGCTTTAGCTATATTCATTCCAAGGGATGTAATCCACATACCTACTGTTACCTTAATACTCATACCTTACTCCTTTAACCAACTCTCTGGTATTACCTTGTCAGCAAAAAGGAACCCATGCTTATCACACCAATCCCCATACGTATTCTTAGAACCTTTGTACAACTTACTCTTACTGTTACTGAACACAAAACGTATGTCTAACATAGGGTGTTGCTTCTTGATTAGCAAGTGCTTCGCTCTATCTACACTAACGAATCTGCCTTTAGTCTCAATGATGATACCATTGTGTAGTTCAAAGTCAATCAGGTAGGTAGAAGGCTTACGCTGGTAAGGCACCTTAGTCTTTTCGTATTCGTAGGTATACCCTTGATCCTCAAGATGTTTAGCTACATGATACTCTAAGCCTGAGCGGAAGTCCTCCCGTTTACAAGTCAAAGTTCCTACCTCCAAATTCCTTGTGGTACTTCCTTGAAGCCTCGTCATAAGAAATAGCTGCGGCAGTGGGGCATTTGTAGTACCCTAAGAACTTTTGTACTTTGTTGCCTATGCCGATACGAGCTACCCAACGATTGTGATATTCGGACCAAGAGACGCCTTTGTATCCTGATTTGTTGGTTGATGGGAGGCTTGAGTTTCTTGCGTTTTCTGTGTCACTGGCCGCCCTTAGGTTTTCCGCTCGGTTGTCTGTCCTGTCTCTATTAATGTGATCTACAAAGTGTTCTGGCCAACTTCCGTGCAGCAGCAACCAGACGACCCTATGAACCCTTAAAGAATATATTTTACTATTGACACCAGTACAGAAGATAAGATACCCTGAAGAATGCTTAGTACCAACAGGTTTGTCCATAATTCTACGTGGTTTCTTCACAGACCAAAAGATACTACCTGTAGAAGCATCATAGGCCAATTCAGTGAGCAACAACCTTTTTAAGTCCTCGTCTTCCATGTAACCGTTACTGTACTTACTCATTCTGGAGGCTCCCACCATTGCCCTTCGTAGCGGCGTAACCACAAAAGTCTTGCGTTTTCAAGGACTCGTTCATACGGGTCTCCCTTTTCATGCGGATGATCTCTGTAAGCTTCTATGCACCTATCATACAGCTCTTTCTCTGTGGTTAAACCTTCTAACATTTTTTCAGCTTTCTTAGGTCCAATCCTGTGTAGCCCTAAAATGTGGTCGGCTGTATCTCCGGTTAATATCTGAGTATAGAAGAACTTGTTACCAGATTTTTTGGTGTTATAAGTCCACTTGTTCTTAACGAAGTTAAAGTTCCATCCTTGTAGCTGCATCATATCTTTATCAATGGTACAGACTACAGTAGTTTCAGGGTCGCCCCTAGCAGATGCAATACCAATCAGATCATCGGCTTCTTCTCCTTCACTAATAATAGCACCCCACTTGTGTTGTAACCAAGCTCTAGCTTCTGGTAGGTTACTGGGCTTAGGTACGTTAGTACGATTACCTTTATATGGTGCGGTCTTAGCTACATCATAACGAAAGTTACCCTTACCTGTGAGATAGCACTCTAGGTTGTCACCCGTAGGGAAAACTATTGTCTCCCCTACGATGTAATTCATAAGCAGGTCTACCTTTTCTTCTGTATCCCTTGGGGACTGTCCTTCTGTCCCTGCTGCTGCACGATAGGCCACAATATCAGCATCGACCAAAGCTTTAGTTACTGTCTTTGGCTTATTCACCTAGAACCTCCTTAAGCATATCTCTTGTTATCCAGCAAGAGTCCTCAAGAAAATTTAACTCTTTGTCGTAGCCGCTTACCGTAATGCGTATTTCTTTTTCTTCTGTGATAGTGTTTTGATATACTACGTCTACGTTAATCCACATCATTTACAACCATCTCGTCTTGATAGTCTCCTGCTAAACTGCGTAGCATCTTCTCGTAACGTGTTGTGATGGTACGTGCTGCATCTCGTGTTGTTTTGTAGTCACTCATTTTGCTTCTCCCAGTATCGGCAGTAGAAGTGCTTACTACAGGCATCTATTTCAGACTGTGGATAACCCTCGCTAACTAGCCACTCCAATACATTTTCTACATCATCGGGTAGTACTTTTGGAAAGCCATACCTCCAGCCACTTGGCGGGTCAATCATTGTTGTCACTCTGTTTCTCCCATCATTTGTGCATTAGGATGGTCACGAATTGCTTATAAGTGCAGACCAAGACACAGGATACAGGCCTTGCATGATAGTAGATACTTGGTCAGCTACAA